TGTGCATCTGGGTACATTTCCTTGAACACAGACTTTGGCATCATGGATGTAATCAGGCATCTTTCCTGGTCTGAGCCATCCACTGCAATTGAATTTGGGTCTAAATAGACTGTAAATGGGTTATCAATAGGGTCAATAAATAGCTCTTGGTCAAAAGAATCTTCCCTTACATATCTGTGGTCAACCCTTAAATATCCCCATCCCATTCTGACTGCATAGTTATAAGCATTGTCATAGGCATTATCTGCATTGGAGTTGACTTCTATGTGCCTGACCATGCCTTGAATTACTTTGGCATCCGCAGCATCTTCCACAGTATTTGTGGCATGAACCCTAATTCTGGGTCTTTGTTGTCTTTGCTGGTTAGTGACTTGCCTACAATAGCCATCTAACTTATTAATAGTTAAGACTGGTCTGGACTCTAAGTTTCTTGAATTCTGTAGGTCAACCGGCCATTGATCGCCCCCACTTGCAAACTTCAGGTCTTCCAAAGCCTCCTGTCTGTTCATGGTGTCTGCATCATTAGCAAACTTCAAGAATTGTTTTGCCTCATCTATGATGGGGTCATAATCTGTTTCTAGTGGGTCAAGTGCCATGTTATAAAGCCATCCATGATTGTGGTGGTGCATAGTTTACTTGCTTTGGTCTTTTTGGTCTAGTCTCTTGAACACCTAAAGCAACCATGCGGAAAGCATCAGCTCCATGACTGTATTGGTCATGAAGTGGGTTTTTACTAAAAGCCTTTGTCTCTGGGTCAACTTCATACTTGTAATGCCTCAGACATTGCAAGCCATCATAGCAATTATCTCTATCAAAATAACAGTTCCTGAACATAGTTCTGGAGGCATTAATAGAGTCCACAATGCTAGTTCTTGGGATTATTTTGGTCTTGAAACCAGCATTTCTGACAATTTCTTCTATGGTTCTGCCTTGGGCGGCCAAGGTCTTGTTCTGTGCATCATGTGGCAACCAGAGTGTGTCATAGACATAGCCAAAGGTCTGCATCAGTGCCAGATAATGACTCATAGTCTGCTGACTATCCTCAATGTATCTAATAAATCTAATTTCCTGAGCTATGAACTGGACAAACCAGATACTTGTGGAGTCTGCCCAGCCAAGATCAAACACAGCATGAACTGGCTTTGTAGGGTCATACCTGACTTTAGTGATTCTTTCCTCCAGCTCTGCCATTTGCATTTCTCTAGCAAATACAGCTCCATCCACAGTCTGCCTACACAATCCTTCCCAAACTGTGTTGTAAGCCTCTGGGTCTCTTGACTGAAGTGTCCTTCTTTCATGGTCTAGGACTTCTGGAAACCAGGGATTATCTGACCAGTTGACCTTTTGAGTTATGCAGTTATCAGGCTTATGCAGAATAAATCTTTGATATGTGGCATCAGACTCTAGCTCTGGGTTCATGGTTATCCAGATTTCTGAGTCCTTTGCCCTGATAGTAGGAATAAGAATATCCCAGCTCCTTGCTGAAACTGCCTGAGCTTCCTCTACCCAAACAATTGTGCAACCCTCGTAGCTTTTAATATTGTGTGGATTATTTTTCAGTCCCACAAAAGCAAACTCAGTTCCATTTGCACCCCTTATGGAGTTTTGGGTAATTTCATAAAACCCAATTAACCCTAATTCAACAATCTGGTCACTTAATAGCTTATGAACTGATTGAGATATGGAGTTCTGAAATTCTCTTGCACACAAAATCCTGTGGACTTGCTTTGCACCCAAGATGAGCAGTGCTCTAGCAACAGACCATGATTTTGCTGACCCCCTACCTCCAAAGATGCATTTATATCTTGATGGCTGGAACAGGCACTGAAGTTTGACTGGAAACTCAGCCTTTTTAATAGCTTGGTTAAGTTCACTCTGCTCCATCTGGCTTTACAAATGTAACCTGAAGATGAGGCATGATAACTTGCCCATTTGCATCTTCAAGAGTGTTTGCCTGAACTGCCTTACCATCTATCCTATCCATCAGCTCTTTAATAGCCCAAGGTTCTCCTTCCTCAGCCTTGCTAATAAGAACCTCAGCAATCTGCCTAGTTCTATGTGGCTCTTGGCAAAGAATCATCCTCAGCTTTTCTTGGAAAAGTCTGCCTTTAGCTGAGTTAATATTACCTAGTGGAGCACCCATATTGTAAATTTTAGTATATATTTGATTTTAATATAACTTTTAGTTATTTGTGGGAGTCTCAGGAGCAGGCTCTGCTGGTGTCTCAGCTACTGGAGTTAATTGAGCTTGAGCAGGCATTTGCTCATTAGCTTTGTGCATTAATTTCTGAACTAATATTTGCATATCCCTGATTTTGTGTTCAAGGCTAGTAATTATTAAGTTTACATCTTGGATTTCATGTTCAAATATCATTTTGTTTTCCTTGTCTATGCTTTCTGCCTGTACCTTTTTTGGTATAGCTTGGGTTTTTGCCTGCTTGCCATTTCATGAACAGATGCTCATCAAAGCCAAGTGCTATTAATAAATGGACTGCTAGACTAGCTTTCATTTCTTTTTGGCTTTCTTTTCTGCTTCACGTTTAACATTCAGGGCAATCGCAACCGCTTGTTTCTGTGGTTTACCAGCCTTAATTTCTTTTTCTATGTTCTTTCCAACATTCTTCTCAAGTTTTGACTTAATTAATGGCATATTCTTCCTTTCTTTTAGATTTACTCATTTTTTGTCTTGTTTCATCACTTATTGAATTTAATTCAAATCTCTTTTTTTGCGATTCTCTCATTTTTTGTCGTGTTTCTTCTGAAACTTCACGACCTTTCATTTTTTCCCTCATGTAATCTTTATGTTCTTGGGTATGATTTTTACCAGCAAAAGTACATTTTTCAATCATTTTTTGAGTTCTAATACGTTTTTTATTAGATTCCCGTACAGCATCTTTTACATGATCTGGTAATTTTATGCCTTTTGCATATTTATTACCTATCATTGCTTTTGATTTATTCCTTCTAGCAATTTCATATAACCTTGAATTAAAGTATTCTTCCCTGCCTTTCATAATAATAAATGCACTCCACATTTGATTATTATCATAAATATGCGCTAACAAAGCATGAGCAATAAAATGCTCTCTAGCCGTCAAAAATACCAAATTATCTAAATTATCAGAACCACCCATACTTTTTGGCAAAATATGGTGAAGCTCTTGATATTGATTTAATTTTTCTCTATTTTTAGCTTTATTTATTAAAGCCTCATACACTTTCTGGTGATTCATCAGGTTCTTCTACAAAACATACGTCTTGCCATGATAGCACAAGGAATTTCTCATCCCCGTCCTTAAAATTGTGATATTTCAGGTATTCGTCCTTGTAGTCTTTTGCCAAAGTGCCAAAATATATCTTATCCCCTACTTTTAGACCTTCAGCCTCTGCCTCATCTCCAACTGCCACTATATGCCCTACTGTGTCTGCCTCAGCAGTCTGAACATATAAAGTGGACTGTATTCTAGGAATAGGTCTAACAATAATCTTGTCTTTTATGGGTTTCATGAGATTTGCCTCCCACTTAATTTTGGTCTGCCAGGCTTTTTCTTTTCTGCTTGGTCTATTGCTGGGTTCATAACAACACCCAACTCTAAATCAACTTTAGGTAATGTGATTGTGGTTGCCAAAATTGGATTGTGTTCACCACACCAATCTGTGCTATTTCTGTTTTGGAAAGTAGGGTATCTTTTACAAACACCCATTTCCCTAAACCCCTCTTGGGAAAAATACCTACAAGTCTTACAATGTTGAGCAGTCAATTCAAATCCTTATTATTTGGGTTGATTAGAGATACCCCTTAGACCACGAATCTTTGGGGTATTTCGCTTTTTACATAGTATCTTGGATATGTGGTGTTCTCTCATGAACATAGCACTCAGACTCTCTTGAGCCAGTGTTAAATTCACCAGTTTTACCATCCACTTTGCCCATGTGGCTCATGTCTCTAGAGCCAATGCTATCAGCCTTGCCCATTGCAACGCCACCATTTAGAGGTCTTTTGATTTCACCAATGGCATCAGCAGAATCAGCACCCTTGGGCATCTTTTCTCCAGACATGCCTTTTGTGCCTTTCATGCTGTTTGGTCCGACCATTTTGTCAAAAGACTTCGGCCCCATTTTCTTTTCACCAGTTAAATCTGATGACTTAGCCCCTTTAGGCTCTTTTTCCATTCCATAATATCCCATTTTTTGTTCCTTGCAAGTTAAAAATTGGAGTCTCAATTATCCCAAATCACTATCTCTTGTCAAGTGAATTTTGTTGTTTTGGATAGCTTTTTTGAGCTTTTGATCTTCCTCCTCCCAGATTATATACATCAAAAAACACCAAACAACAGTGGCAAAAATGGATGCTCCAATGAATAAAAGTGCAGATATTATGAGTGAATCAGCCATTTAAATCCTTTGCTAATTCCTCTAGCTCAGGTCTAAAACCACTAGCATCTACCTCAATTTCCAACAATTTTTTGTATCTTTTGGTCATTAGCTCAATTTCCCTAAGCCTGTAAACAATTTGAATGTCTGGACATTTTTTGTAAAGTGCCTGAAGTTGGAGCTTTCTTTTGTTTAATAGTTCAATCATTTTTATATGGTCTGGTTGCTTTCAGTTTCTGGGTTGTGCCATCAAATACAAATTCAATGTTATGTTTCCCAGTCTTGGAAAACTCTAAATAATCTCCATTAAGTCCTAATTTAAAGATTACATTAGCTGAAACTGCAAAATCAGACTTTTCTTCAGGTTTTATTCTGTATTCATGTTTTTCATACCACAATGGCTCACCCATATCTTCCCATTGTCCGTTTTTGTCTTTCCATTGAATTTCAGCTCCATCTGCCCATTTTTTAATCAATTCTGAATGTTTGTGTTTCATTTGTTTTTATCCTTAAATTTAGCTTCTATTTCTCTAGCAAAATGAACAAATGGTTGGTTGTTTAAAACAGCATATTTTCCATTGTTTATAAACATTGATTTTTTCCAAATTTCAAATATTTCTTTATCAGTCAACCCTACCCATTCTTGCTTAATCTTTGCTTTAAGCATCAAAGGTTTGCCACCTTCAACTTCAACTTTAGTAACCCCTGCCTTTGGGTGTACCCATTCTAAAAACTCTATTTCTA